AGGAACAACATCTCACACTTGGTTATCAGGTGACGGCAGTGCTGCGCTATCTGGCCGAGGCAGTAATGCGCAATACGCTTGGTTAGGGCAGATAAATGCGGCAAATGCCACCTCTGGAACATTTTCAACAGTGATTGCCCACTACATGAATTACTCAAATACAACTACCAACAAAACTGTCTTAAGTAGACCAGGCTCGGCTGCATACAATACTCAATTTTATGTTAATTTAATTCAGACAACATCGGCATTATCAAGAATAGACATCGTTGCTAATAACTTAAATAATTTTGCTGCTGGATCTACTATTACTCTCTATGGAATAAAGGCGGCCTAATGGCTACTACATTTACTAAGATCGCAGCCGTTACAGTTGGAGCAGGTGGAGCTGCAAGCATTGACTTTACTTCTATCCCTGGCACTTACACAGACCTAGTAATTAAAATCTCTTTAAGAGCTGAGACTGTAGGTATCGATGCAGCTAAGCTAACTTTTAACGGATCGTCTAGCGGATACTCTTATCGCAGCTTATGGTCAAGTGGTAGCGGTACGCCTCAATCTTTCAATGGATCGACAGATGGTTACTTCCAACTCCAATACTCAGGTGGCACAAGTTCAACTGCAAGCACCTTCACAAGCGGTGAGGTCTACGTCCCTAATTATGCAGGGAGTAACAATAAAAGTGCTTCTCTAGATCAGGTTCAAGAAAATAATGCCACAACAGCATACATAGTCCCTATGGCTTTATTGTGGGCTAATTCTTCTGCCATCACTTCTATTAAGATCCAGCAGACCACAGGCAACATTGCTCAATACTCAACAGCAACGCTTTACGGCATCAACAAATCATAAGGAGACAACATGGCAGACACAAAAATCGTAGTTGATTGCTCTACTGGGGAAGTCTCAGAGATCGAATTGACAGCAGAAGAATTAGCACAGCGAACAGCAGATGCTAAGGCTTATGCAGATGAAAAGGCAGCAGAGGATGCAGACAAGGCAGCTAAGGCTGTTGAGAAGGCAGCACTTTTAGAGCGTCTTGGCATCACAGCAGAAGAAGCAACCCTTTTACTTGGATGAAGCCAAGACTAAGTAAAGCTGCTGTTCAGTTTAGAGAGCAGTTAGATGACTCGTTCCCGAGCCGCGGTAGGCGTAGCGATGGATGGATCGCAGATGCAAGGCACATGCGTGCTGGCAAGTCTGATCACATACCAGATGCTCAGGGCTGGGTTCGTGCCTTTGATGCATCGCGTGACCTTTTCGAGGGATCAGAACCAGACATTATGGGTGATCTTTGTGACCAATTACGAATCGCTTGCAAGTCTAAGCAAGAAAAGCGGATTGCCTACATCATTTTTGAGGGTCGAATTTGTTCCAGAATTCTTAATTGGAAATGGCGTCCGTACAGCGGCGCAAACAAACACACCAAGCATGCTCATTTCAGCTTTAAGAAAGAAGCTGATAATGATAGGGCTTTTTTTCAAGTATCTATGTTAGGCGGAGAATAATGAACATGAAACATCCAGTAGTCATCGCAGTCGGAGCCTTTCTTGCAGTATGGGGAACGACATCAAACTTCTCTCTTGACTATCGCCACATTCTAGGCGCGATCGTTGCAGGAGTGTTCGGGTATGCGAGTCCTAAAAAGTGAGCCAGCAAGACTTCTTTAGCCTTTACATCAGCACCTTGCTAGTCATTGGTGGTCTTGCAGGCTATGTCATTACTCATCTGCTCTCAGAGATTAAGCGACTCAATCAGCGTGTCGATGAAATCTACAACATACTTCTAGAGCGATAATTTTGTCATGGCTAAAAAAAGGGTTATAGATCTTGACACCTATAGCGCGTTAGATGTATGGGCTATCAGCTTGCAGGAAATGTATCGCGCACTACGCAGAGCAGGCTTTCCTGTTGATTTAGCTCTAGCAGTGATTGTTGAGCCAATGGCTTATCCTCGCTGGATCTTGCCAGAGCCAGCTGAAGTAGAGAAGTTTGGCGATTATGAAGATGAGGATGACGATTAAGCGCACGGTCGTAATTCCAGACCTTCAGTGCCCCTATGAGGATTCACATCTGGTCACTAATCTTGCAGCCTTCATTAAATCCTTCAGACCAGATGCCGTCTTGACGATTGGCGATGAAATAGATTTACCTCAAATTAGCCGTTGGCATGAGAATCAGCCAGGGTGGTATGAACAGACACTTGCAGCTGACAGAGATCGCACTGTTGATGTGTTATGGGAATTGACTCAGCATGTCAAGGAAGCTCACATGGTCAGAAGCAATCACTGTGATCGTCTATACAATGTAATCATGAAGAAAATCCCTGCCTTCATGTCATTGCCAGAATTGAAGCTAGAGAAGTTTTTAAAGCTAGATGAACTAGGGATTAAATACTGGAAAGAGCCTATGCCTATCGCTAAAGGGTGGGTGGCTATTCATGGTGATTTAGGGGCATTGAACCCTAACCCGGGAATGTCGGCCTTAAACCAAAGCAAGCGCATGGGAGTCTCAGTAATTATGGGGCACACGCATCGTGCTGGTAGGAGTGCCGTTTCCGAGGCCTACAACGGCTCTGTAAGGCGCGTACTGCATGGAGTTGAGGTAGGACATGCAATGAATGTAAAGGCCGCCAAATACGTGTCTAGCCCGAATTGGCAGCAAGCCTTTGCCATAGTTACAGAGCACAATAAGAATGTTCAGGTTGATCTAATCTATGTGGAAAAGGACGGCACATTCTTGGTGCACGGTAAGCGGTACGGACGCGCTCGCTAATCGTTATCGTTTCGTTACCTAAATGTCCGTGACTTTGTCGGATAGGCATGAGACTCTAAGTTTGTAAGCCAGACGAGGGCGCTGGAGGTAGATAGGTACACAATGATTAACTCAGTAGTAATTATCGGGATGATTGGATTGCTTGTGATTTCCAATGTTCTATGGTATTCACAAGGCTTCAAGGATGGTCGCAGAGAAGGCTGGCATCGGGCTCGCAATCTAGGGCGCAGCTTGGCCGATAAATGAGAGCCAATGAAATCTTACTAACAGCCACCGACACAATTAGAGATCGTGGGCTTCAGTATGGACATCCTGCCGACAACTTGCAGCACACAGCAATGCTAATAAGTGCATACTTGCAAACACCAATACACGACTATCAGGTGGCAGGCATCATGGTCTTGGTTAAACTTGCAAGGACTAATCAATCAGCGCAGCACATCGACAACTGGGTCGATTTATGCAGCTACGGAGCACTAGCTGGGCAACTGGCCACAGAGGAGAACGAACTTTATGTTTAATTTAGCCGACTATGAACCAGTGGAGGTTCGACTTGAAAAGTTTATTAAGGATCATCCTTCGTTTCGCATTGCAACTGAGTTGGAAGTCGTCGAGGCTTCTCGATACATTGTTAAAGCGTACCTATACAAAGATGCTAGCGATGGCGTTGCTTGGGCAACAGGGTACGCTGAAGAGACAGTTTCTAGTCGAGGCGTCAATCAGACTTCAGCACTGGAGAATTGTGAGACTTCGGCAATCGGCAGAGCACTTGCAAATGCAGGTTATGCTCCTAAGGGAAAAAGACCTAGCCGCGAAGAGATGAGCAAGGTAGTAGCACAAAAGCCTGTCAAGCCTGCTGTTGCAGATGTGCAGGATTATTGGACTACTCCAGTCAATGAATACATGAAGGTGGTTGATGCTCCAGTAACGCTCGAAAAGGCAATGGAAAACATAGCAGCAGTCATGGGAACAGAAGAAGCAGCTGAAGTACCACAATGCAAGCATGGTTCTATGGTCTGGAAAACAGGACACAGCACAAAGACTGGCAAAGATTGGGCAGCATACCAATGCACAGCTTTAGGACATGCAGGATTTGAGGGTAAGTGTCCAGCAGTATGGTATGTGTTAGGCAGTGATGGTAAATGGCAACCACAGAAAGCGAGAGTATAATGGGACATGTAGGGATTAAGATCAATGGTGAATGGCTTGACCTTATGTCAGCCTTCATCGCTTGTCAGCTATGCAATGAGCCAGTGCAGATTCGTGAGCTAGAGAATATCTCATCTGACTCAGTCAATGGCATTGTTACATGGCAATGTGCCAAGTGCAGCGCTGTTAATGGCTAGTCAAGCAAGAAAGCACAGAGGTTTCCGCACAGAGCGTGTTGTAGCTGAGTACCTATCGACTCAGTGGGCAGGCGCATGTGTGGGAAGGGGTAGTGGCAAGGATATTGTTAATGTGCCGTTCGATGTTGAAGTCAAAGCCCGCGCTGGATTTCAACCGCTTGCTTACATTAAACAATTAAAGGCTCGGACATCTATTTCGGGGGAATTAGGATTCGGAGTCATACGGCTAAACGGACAAGGAGAAGATGCAGCGGAGTATGCCTGCATTATCCGACTAGCTGATCTATTGCCACTACTCATATTAAAATACGGTCACTTAGACAATCAACCCACAGAGGCAGACATAGACCGATGTTCTGGATGTGGGTCATACATGATCAGGAGATGCTT